GTCCCAGTCGGAAGCATTAAGGTGGGTGCTCCCGAGACTTTTAATGTCGCCTCAAAAGAGACCGCATCTTCAACGGCAACAGAAGTTGAGAATTTAGTCACCACTGCGCTAAATGTCCAAGATGCTCCCATTTGAGTTGGGAATTCAATGGTATAACTGTCTGTTGTACCGCTCTCGAAGGAATTATACAGAGCTTGTTGTCCTGGGTCATCAGGTGCGAAGAATCCAGAAATACTGACTTCCCCGCCGTCTTTGAATCCACCAATAAATTCGCGATAACCGCCCGTGCTGTCTAAAGACGTAACGTCAATCGTGTCGGCGGACAGCTCCAATCCTCCGATCTCGGTCAATTCTGCGACAGAAGTAGTACCTTGTTTAAGCACTGTACCCGTAGAACGTTGAGCCAAGAGTCAAACCCCCTTTTTAAATTGTAGAACACCGTGTTAAATATAGATCGTCGCATCGACAATGAAACGAAACATATTAAGTTGATTGTCCCAAGTTTCTGTTGTAGGGTCTATTGTGATGTCCTCGCAGAAAATCGGGTTACTTACACCAATCTCTCTCTGGAAGAAAGACTGTAGACGTTGGACCACCCCCGAGGTTATTGTCTTCCCTTCAGAGTAAGTCGCTGATATGACGTGTACGCTGAAATCAAGTGTTCTTGAAGACAAAACCTCATTCAGACTTTTATCCGCTGTACCCTCGCTTGAGAAATAGACAGCATAGGGGGAGGGACAACTTTCTGGTGCATTAACTGGGAACACTTTATCAGCTAAACCCGAAACGGTTTCCATTTCTTCCCGTAAGCACTGTTCAAAGCTCATCCTCTTACCTCCCTAGCTTCTTGTCTATTTCCTTGCCGAATGTACTTAGTGTTTCCAGCTCGATAGCCCGTTTGTTTTCATCAATCGATTTTCGCAGGTATCTGTAACCAGGTGTATAGTGACCGTAAACGGTAAAGCCCCATTCTTGAGAAGCAGGGTAGTAAGCCTTTTTACGACCGTGATCATAAGGCTTCTGAAAAATGCTGTTGTAGTTACGGTTGAACGTAACTTCGTACACTTTTTTGCCCTTCTTAGTCGTTTTTTCGGCTTTAAGGGTTAGACCCTTACGCAGATAGCCTAAATCGTAAGGAGCCAGCTTTCTGGCTGCTTTAAGGGCAATATTTGCGCCCGCCCTCGCGGATCTACTAACGGCAACCTGCGGCAGCTTGCCTAACTCTCGAATGTCCCTCTCTAGGGTTTCAATCCCTTTTATCTTGAATGTGACTTCAACTTCGGCCATCTATTCCACCTTCTTACAATAAATAAGTAATTCCTTGTGTAGACCGTCAACATCCATAGGGTCATATAGAATCTCATAAATTTCACCTTGGTATCTAATCCTGAAGTTTGCCTTGATTCCTGTACGGTATCGGATCGCAAAAGTCACTGTAGACTCGCTGCCCGACCCCTCTGCAGCAAATAGTTGACGGCCATACAAGGGTTTAAACTGTGCTCGGGTTTCCAAGAAATCAATGTAACCCTCAACAATCTCACCATACTCATTTCTGATGGTGCCTGGCTGTTGAATCGTGATCTTATGTCGATATTTCCCTGCCGGCATAATCACCAGCTCCTATCCATCCAGAGCAATGCTTGGCTTGAAAAGGGTATCTCGCCCGTCACCTGACCGACAGGCTCGCGGTTTTCATACCAGTGACCGACTAGGAGTTTCAAGGCTTGTTTAGTTGTCGCTGGAACGGTATCGTAACCTGTATTGTAAATAACTTTAACCCCATCAACCCCTTGCAATGCTTCGGACGGCCACCATGTTTTCGGAACCAGCTGTTCGTCGGCTGAAAAGATATAACTGTCGGATGATACTTCTTTGACTGTACCGTCGAGCAACGTGTATTTGACACTAACCACATTCTTGACTGGACCACGACGTAAAGGGATCGCATATCCAAACTGGTCTTGGGTTAATTGAAGCGTGTAGGGGGCTATACTTCGTTTTTGGAAACCCTCGGCATATTGGATTGCGGCGAATATTAGCCCTTTAATGTAATCATCATCGTCGTTAAAATCAACTCTTAGATGACTTTTTGCTTCGTCCAGACTCAGAACCTGCAGCATCTGTTCTTCTGTTGGCGGAGTGAGTATTTTCACTGTTCTCTTCATCATCTTCACCCCCGACATAAACAGCCAGTCCTCTTTTGACCCAAGCATCAGCGTCTTTATCAGAAAGTTCTACTTCATCGAGAGGTTGGAGGCTCCAGTCAGGCGATGCCATACCAGTCAACATCCGTACCCTTTTCAAAACCAATCACCCCCAGATTAGGAATCTGCGTGTTGTAATGCTACAATTTGGTTACCGCCAGCGTTTATGAAGTCGCCGTCATGACGCGAGAAGGCAGTGAACCCGACTTGTCCGTAGTCCATGTACTTCTCGTTGAATCGAACGATAACGACATCCATTACATCGCGGATCCAGTAAGAAGCCAAATCGCCGAATATGATCGACTTCGCACTAGCATCCATTTGCGGCATATCTTGGTTGACCGTGTAGCGATAACCTAAGATAGTGTCTGGAGCACCTACTGTGAGACCAGGACTCCACAAGAAGCGACCTTGAGCATCTTTGAGTTTTTTGAGAGCTTTCAAAGTCGAGTCGTGGAACATAAACGAAGCATTGTTGCGATAAGCTGGATCAACAGAGTGTTCCAAATCAATCAAATCTTCTGGCGTTACAGCATTCGTTGCAGCAGCAGTTACACCGACAACGGCGGCATTTACGATACCGTTTGGCTTGTCGATACCGTCACCGACAGTGAAGTGTTCGTTGGTAATGCGGAAGATCCGCTCAGCGATTTTTTGTCGTACCCAAGCTTCAATATCGAATGCGCTGTCTTGAATCAGTTCAATCGGAACCAGAATCAAGTCAGATGTGTACTTGTAAGCATCTAATGCCGTTTGACCAAAGCTCGGATCGCTCGGTTGAATTTGTTGGCTTTCGCCAAGGATACGACCTTTTTGAGCGGTGTTATCAGCTGTCGGAATCAACAATTTATTACCCGTGGCTGTATTGAGAATACGGGCAACAGAACGCATACCGCCATAGGCTTTCATGGCTTCAATCAGTTGATTGTAAAACCCTTCTGGTACGGTGTATCCACCTTGGTTACCTACAGTTGCGCTGAGAGCACGCATTTCAGCTTGTTGCTCTGGCGTAAGATTTTGCATGCCGCCAGCGAGATAAGCACGGAAAGCTAATTCACGCAATTCTTTTTTGCGATTCTCTTCTGACCGTTGGTCATCCCCGCCACTAGCACCGTTACCGACCATGCGGTCAGTACGTTCTTCCATTTCTTGTTGCTCTTTCAACAGACGTTCTTCACGGTCAATCTTGGCTTTGAGAGAGTCGATCTCAGCCATGATCTTGTTGTACTGAGCTTCTTCCTCAGCAGTCATATCCCGCTTTTCATCAACCGAACGTTGATGAAGTTCGCGTGCTTCTTTAAGCAATTTCGCGCGTTTTTCGCGCATTTCGAGAATGTGTTTCAATTCAAATTTCCCTCCTTAAAAGTTCGAGCTCACGCTCGCGTTGTTTTTGTTTGAGCTCAAGTTGTCCATCAACCTTATGTTGACGAGACTCTTTGAACTCTTTGTATACTTCCTCTGCTGACCTGACCCCTACAGAAGAAGTCGGGTAAGCAGGGTTAGTAACAGGAGACACTTCAAACAGCTGAGCTTCCTTAATTGTTCGGATCGCCATATCAGGATTTGATTCATCCCAATCCTGTTGTACGGGGCGGAATATGAAGGATGAACCCCTAACATCCCCGCGTTCAATGGACTCGACATATTTATCAGCCCAACTTGGCGGGTCAATCTCATATCGCAGCCCAATCTCATCTTCTTCAAGCTTGAGAGTTGTCGGCGATCGCCCCAAAATTTCACCTGGGTTATGGTTCCAAGCAGCATAAATCTGATCGCGGTTTTCAGCGAGAGTCTTTGTAAACGCTCCGCGCTCAAACTTCTCTTGAAAGTCCTCAAACCATCCCAAGGGTTTCGAGAGTTGACCCCATCGGACAGCGTACCCGACAATTTTAGTCGGTTTGCCCTCCTGATCCTTGCGGATTTCCACTGTTCCCGTTAGGCTTCTGATTTCCTTGTCCTTCACTTGGCTCACCCCCTTTCCGTTGATTTAGTGGAATCATAGCTTGATCTATTGATATCATAGCGGAGTTAACCAAATAGACTTTACCAGAGCCGTCTTCAATCGGGTTCATGTTTTCAATCTCGCGCCACTCATCCGCGTT